CTGTTGCGGAGGCTGTGCAAGCTGCTGATCGACTTCAGGCGTGATCTCTTTGAAGAACTCGGTCGAGTCTTTGAACCCTGCCGCCTCGATAAACCGACCAAGAGTCGCACGATACTGCCCGACAGACACAAGCGGATTGGCAGGGCCATAACCCTGAAGGATCTGCTCTTGTTTCTCAAGAACCATCTGAAGCATAGCCATCTGCTCTTGCTTTGTACCCGTTCCAAGACCGACAGAGATAGTTACATCGTACTGGTTTGCCCACTCTCTAGGATCCATCGGCACAAACTTGCCGCGCATCCTAATTAGCCTGGGTTGATCTTGATACTTGCAGAGTAGATGCAGAATGCCCTTAAACAGGCTTTTTACACCCGTCTCAGCGAACAATCGAGCAATCAACTCTAGCTTGCCCTGTGCAGCCCCCATAGTGGCCGCTACAGCCGCCGCAGTGACGTTCTGTAGGATGTTAGGGTCTAACCCCTGCTGTGCGTCTGAAACGCCTGTACGCTTGCTCTGGACGTTATCAAAGTACCCCAACATCGGAAACGCACTATCAGCGATATTCGGCACAACCATCGGCGTTATCGCACCGGCTGACTTCATGCGGACAACACCACCAGGCGTGACGTTTAGAAGGTCATCCAGATTGACCTGACCCTCAATCGCACCCACCCGAGCATTGTTCGACAGATACAGGTTATCAAGAGCCTGCCTGACTAGAGTGGACTTAATCAGTTGCAAGTCCATTGTCCGATCAGCCATAGACTGACCGAAAAACTTATGCGGGATCGGGAACGGGCAGATTACATGGAACGGCACATAATCAACCGGAATGTTGGCTTTTGTGCCATCAGCCCGAGTGAGAATCTGTTGATTGCTGTAGTAAATCTGGCGAAGTTCTGCAAGGCCGTCATCGTCTGAGTCTACGTAGATATAACACTCGTATACTTCGACTTCCTGCATGGACTCATCAAGACTCTCCTGCTCGAACGGTTCTTCACCCGGTGAGTACCGAGCGATCCGCTCTTCGGTAAAGTCCAGCGAATTGAACTGAGGCAGGCTGTAAACCTCATCCTTGTCAAAACCCATCTGTACAAGCTCAGTGCGCGGTACAAGACTACGATGAGCACAAAAAGGCATCTTCTCCGATCCGAATACCGCCTTCTTGCTGACGATGAATTCTTCTGGCGGTACGCACTCAATCGCAACACGACCAGACTTGTCTTTCTTTCTGACGGTAACGGTTGAATTTGTCGACATCATCGGCTGACCGTCAAGACCCATCATGACGTTGCCATCAGGCCCAAGCATTTCTTCCTGCTCGATACTCTGCCCGACAATCTCTCGCGTACCATCCGATAGCAATAAAGCGAGTTCAGCTTCGGTAAGGTTCCGATACTCTTCCTCGGTAACATCAATCCGCTCGTCCCAGTAGGCTTTTACCGTTCCAGTTTTAGCCGTGAGAGCATCCCAAAACCACTGATGCAGAATCGCAAAACCTGGGTTGTCTTTGTAAAACACCCAGTTACAGTAATCCGTAGCTTGTTTGGCAGTTTCCTCATCACCAGGCCCGACAGGTTCGAATCGAACGATGTCGTCGCTCGCAGTAAAAACACGCATCAACTGAGGTAATGCACCATCTACGGCTTCTGCAACCTCACCCGTTACGATCTGGCTTCGACCCTCTACTTCATTGCCATACGGGTTTCGTAGGTAGTAATTAAGCGCCTCAGCACGCTGTCCAGTTGTTTCGCTGTCCAGCATCCCAATAGCGTCGTCGATCTCCGCGCTTACGATTGCGGCAAGGCGTCCTTCATCCATTTCTCAGCCCTCTTGATGTATGGCCGTTTTTCGGGTTGCTCCAGCATTTGCCGCAACTCCTCGATTTGTTTACGAAGTTCAGCCATATCTTTTTCGTACTGCTGGCGCATTACAATATGACCCTGCGGAATCATCATACAACCCACCTCGTATTGACCTGAATGGATTTACCCCAGGTCGATTGCGTGTCGTTTAACCCGATTGCGAGATACCGAAAAGCGTCCGATCCATGACTAGACCAATCGTGCATTGGCCTATCATAGAACACTTTCCGCTTTTCGTCGAAGTCTCTACGATAATTTCGCAAACAATTCAACCCCTCGCTAACCTGCGGTACGTTAAACCAGCATCTCGGAAGCATCCTCCTGACTGCCTGTATCCCATCGTCCACAGACATCCTCGGCGCAATCCTGCAATCCAATCCAGCCGATTGCAGCACCTCCAGCCGAGACTTTCCAGTGCCTAATTCCCTTACCTGGATGTCGTGCGGGACAATATGCTCGGCTTTTAACCAGTCCCGTTCTCTCAGCGTTCTGACGTACCAATCTAATCCAACGCCGTGGTTTTCGATGTAATCCAATAGCCGGATCTCCTGGCCATGAACTTGAGCCACCCAAATAGCTGTTGAATCCCCGATCCCAAGATCCCAAGCTGCAATGGTCTTGCAAAGGTCGTCACGCTTGATCTCGCAGAATCGGCCCTCGCCTTCCATCTGATTGAGCTGGTGCCCGTAATACGCACCCTCAACAGCAGCGTGGAAGCTGCACTCAAACTCCTGGTCGTACTTATCCCGACCCATCTCATGCAGAGCATCATCCAGCTCAGCCTGCGGGAGAATGCCTGTCTTGCTGGCTTTGAACTCCAGCAGCTTCCATCCGGGCTCTGTGATCGCCCTGTTTCGCAGGTCGTAAAAGTGGTTCTGCCCCTTTGGCGTCCCAATGAACAACGCCCAACCCTGCCTATCAGCTAGAGCAGGGCGGATAACCTCGTTCCATATCTTCGGGTTTTGATCGCCAACCTCATCCAGCACTACCCCGTCGAAATAACTTCCTCGGAGGCTGTCAGGGTTGTCTGACCCGTATAGACCGATACGCCTATCCCAGAAGTCCACCCTTAGCTCTGAGATATTGGCCGTGCCACCGAGAGGCTGCGCAAAGTGAGTTAGGTAATCCCAGGCTACTCGTTTAGCCTGAGAGTATGTCGGGGCGATGTAAGCGTATCTTGGGCGCTCCTTCTGGCAGAGCACCGCGCTCTTGATGAGCTGATTGATTGCGCTAACAGTCTTGCCTAGACGCCTGTGAGCCACTACAACGGCAAAACGGTGGTTTTCGAGAGCACTGTGGATCTCGATTTGCGACTCTCGTGGAGCGTAAGGAATTACGATTTCTCGGACGCCCATGTCACCGACATTTTCAACGGTTCACCTTCAGAATTAGCGTGTTCCAACACATGATGCTCACGCCACTGAGCACGGGTTTTCAGCCAAAATATCATTGCCGCCGTGTTTCCAGCCTTCGCTTGTTGGAACAAAGTCTGGGCAACAGCAGCGTTGGCCTCCATCCGACCTTCAGTTAACTCCTTCTTATAGTGCTTTGTGAGCGTGTCGTGGTCAATCTCTAACTTGTCGGCAATGTCAATATAGCGCACCCCGACAGCGGATAGCGTCTTGACTAGCCGACGATCCTCGTCCGTAGGTTTATGCCGCTTGCCTTGCATTTTTTATATCCGAAAGTTCATTAAATGACTCTCCAGTTTCCTCAAGCGTCGCGTTCTTGCCGGTGAAGTCTTGCCATCGTTTCACGATCACATCACAGTACTTTGGGTCTAGCTCCATCAGACGGGCCTGACGGTTAGTTTTCTCGCAGGCGATCAGGGTGCTGCCGCTGCCGCCGAATAGGTCAAGCACTACGTCTCCGCTCATTCCAGCGGTCTGAAGCCCATGCTCCACGAGTTCGACTGGCTTCATTGTTGGGTGCAGACCCGCCCGATCACGCGAAAACGTCCACAAATCAGATGCAGACCTGTCCTCTATTTCGCCGCAAAATAGTCCCACCTCGTGCTGATAACGGTAGCCAGGCTGCCCCAATCCAATAGATGGCTTTGCCCAAACAATGCAGTTTCGCACGGTTTTGTAATTTGACAGCACCCGTTCACAGGTAGACCACGCACGCCAGCCGATCCAAACAAACCAAGGGGCAGATTCTTGTGCACTCATACTGGCGCAGGAAAATGCGCCGGAAAGTAACGCCTCAAAATCAACGTCTGACAGATCGTCGTTCCTAATTGATGCGCTGCGCTGCATTTTTACGTTATACGGCGGGTCAGTGAACACCATGTCAGCCTTGCCGCCGTTCATTAGATTATCTACGGCATCGATGCTCGTACTATCCCCGCACATCACCCGATGCTTGCCCAGCAGCCAAACGTCCCCCAACTTAGTAACCGGCTCCTCCGAAACGTCAGGAACAGCATCCTCGTCCGTTAGCCCTTCAGTAAGTTCCGTACCCATCAACCGCTTGAGCTCCTCTGGGTCAAATCCCAGCAACTCGAGCGCAAAGTCATCGGCTAACAGTTCGTTTAACTCTATCGTCAGCAGTTCATCGTTCCAGCCAGCGTTCATTGCAAGCTGGTTGTCAGCGATGACATACGCTTTTCTCTGGGTGTCCGTAAGGTGCGACAGCCTTACCGCAGGAACCGTATCCTTGCCTAGCTTGCGAGCAGCCATCACCCTGCCGTGACCAGCAATGATGCTGTTGTCGTCGGCTATTAAGACAGGATTGTTGAACCCGAATTCTTTGATTGACGCCGCAATCTGTGCAACCTGCGCGTCTGAGTGAGTCCTGGCATTGTTGACGTAAGGTATCAGCTTTTCAATGCTGATCTGCTCTACCTGCATACGCACTCCTAATAAGGTGCGAGTTTACTACGCTTTACTATCAATTCGCTAATATCCGGGTCGTTTTCCTGCTCTTTGGTTGGTGCGTATAACGCTCGCTGACGGTTATCTGTTATCCCTGGCTGGCATAGGTAGTACATAGCTAGACTGTTTCTGGTGACGTTATCAGGACAATCTATCGGCTCCGGTAGCCCATGCCATGAACCCCGCGTGTCGAAAATGACCGCTCGGTTAAATACTGGAGCGATCTCTTTTACTAGCTTTTTCCTGCCGTCGTACAGTCCTAGATGCCCACCCCAGTCTTCATCCCAGTCTGGCGTCAGGTAAACAATGACGTTTAACCTGCGCTGTAAATTGAGTTTCGGATGGATGTTGTAATCAAGATGCACATTGAGCTTGCCGCCTCTGCCGTGCTGATGAAGTCCACCACCGTGTAAACCGTAGTCAGCAATAATGTGCTCGCCGATCAATGAGCCAAACTCGCCTGCAAGTCCTGCTAGGGTTGTCAACGCTCGGTAAGTAGCTGGGCCAAACCTCTGCCAGTTGTTGCAGGTCTGCTTGATCTCTAACGGGTTGTCGTATCGGAACCAGCACGGGTCGTCTTGATGCGGGAACTCTGCGGCTATTTCGTCCGCCTCTTGCAGACAGTCATCGGCTATTGCATGCCAAAATGGCTTGTGGAATATCGTTAGGTTCACTTTTTATTTCGTTGGCTGATAGCCTTTGCCTTAGCCTTGGCATCCGCTTTGGATGACGCCCCCCACGCTCTCAGCGACAGCAACAACCGGGTAGGCTCACCGTTCTTGTACTCCGGCCCAGGCATGTTGCCCATCCTCGCCAGAAACGATGCCCGCCTCGGATTATCGCCAGACTTAACAGGAGCCTTTAGGTTGCTCCCAGGGTTCTCTCGCTCGTAAGACTTGCGCCCAGCCTCATTCAACCCACCTTTGGGGTTCTTTCCTGCCTTGCGAGTCCACGCCGCACTCATTCTTCTTCCAGCAGTTTGGCGATTTTGAGCAGAATCTTCTGCTTGGGGTTCATCCCCTTGACAGGGCCACCAGACAGCCAACGGTCACAGGTCATATCCTCACTGCACACAAAGTCGTTCTGCGTGCAATACCCATAATCGTCGTCATCCGTGCCCATGCACTCCATCATCTCCGGTGTCTGGATGAAAGCTCCGCACTTGCCGCACGAGTATTCCTCATCATCGGCTTCCCGGTAGTTAGCAGCAGATACCGCCTTTTCGCGGTTTTTATCGTTTGCCTTCTGATCCTGCGTAACGATTGGGCAGTTCATTTTTTCTTACTCGGATAGACTGGAGCGTTGTTCTTGGCAGGCTTTGGTTTCTTTTTGTAGTTCGGCTGGTTAGTAGTACCCATCATTTTTTCCTTGCTGCGCGGAGGTTATCAACGAGGTTAGGGTAAGGTCTGCCCGCAGCCTGGGCCATCGCCTTTGCCGACTTCTTTTCCTTGGCCGACAACGGGCCAGGTTTGCCCAGTTTCTTAGGGCGGGGCTTATCCCAGATAGCTTTCATTTTTTGCGAGCAGGCATCTTGGCGTATGCCTTCTTGGGAGTTTTCTCAATCATCTCCTTGGCTACAGACATCGGAACACCGGTCTTTTTAGCCATCTTCTTGCTGCCAGCGGCTGCGTACATCAGCCGTTGCTGGGCTTTGCTGGTGATAGGCATTTAATCCTCCACGTAATGTTCGAGATGACCAATCCGGCCTCGTACCCCTATTTTACCGACTTCGTGCAAAATGTCACGTGGTAGGAATTTCCAGAATCCATGCTCCAAATCGAATACCCTGCCAGACTCCCACTGCCGCAAGTGAAATTGCTGTATCTCACCCAGCACACGCCTTATTTCCGGCACCAGCTCTCTTGAGAACGAGTAGAGCCTGGTCATCAACATGCCAGTCGTGCCGCACTGCTCCTGGCTAAACCCAGTCGGTAACCTCCGCTTGAACGTCGCCAGTCGGTGTTCATCCGGTCGGAAGTTATCCGTAAGCTCATACCTTCCAGAAAGTTTGTAGATCCGGTTTTGAAAAATTGGCTGACGCAATAATTCACGAGTCGTGTAAACCTCAATCGCAGACTTAACAAACCCTAACTCTTGTCGCTCGCTATACACGCGCTTGACATACGGGTCGTCCCAGAAGGTAAACAGCTTCGCTCTAACCGGGATATGCCCCACAAACTCACTAGAAAGCCCGTGGCGCGACGATTCTGCAATCCAGATATCCGACAGAGGGTAGCGCCTCCAAATCGATTCTAGGCTGTTTAAAGTCTCTTGCAGTCTGGTCTGATCGTTGTTGATAGCAGAGTTTATGAGAAAGATCACCAGACCCTCCGTGTGCTATTCCAGGCTTGTGTGGCAAATACCTGACCGTTTCCTGAGTAAGGAAGACCAGCAAAGTGGTTCGGCAGAAAGTAGTGGCTCGGGTAGATCGTGATGTCTCGGTACTGATGTTCGTGTACCGATCTTGTGATTCTGCCTGGGCCTGACCACTGCCACGGAGGAGCGTCTGGTGTCTCTTCTTTCATGTCGGCAATGATCTGGCCAATCAACGGATGTTCAGGTACAGCTCCGACGATGCCGTTTGCAATCAGTCCGGGTCTGAGTAATTCCGACTCCCAGCAGGCGAAAATGTCCGGTTCCAGCAGCCAGTCTTCCAGACTTCTGAGGCACTCGCTGTCAGCATCCAACGCGATACCACCGTACTCGTACAGAATCTCCCAGCGCATGCAGTCTGCTACACCACAAAGTTCTTGTGAGTAGTAACGCATGGCGTTAGCAAGATGCCATGAGTTCTTGAGAGAGTCGTTACCCCAGACGGTTATCTGATAGTCCGGGTTCAGAAGTCTCCAGGTGTTTATCTCTTTGTCCGGGCGCTTAGATTCATCGCCCACCCAAACGAAATGTAGATGTTTGGGGATCATAAAAAAACACCCCTGAGTAGGGGTGCGAAGGAGACGGAAATCATTGTAGCGACATCCAGTAGATCTGTCGACCCTTTTTGATCGGAGCGACCTTACCCTCTGACTGGAGCTTTCTGAGTGTGTTTCGGATGTGATCCTGTGTAACCATGTATCTGTCTGAAAAGTCTTTGGTAGTCATGCGAGTCTTGCAGTGTTTGAACCACCATGTCAGTTTTTCTTCAACGACCATTGTGCGTCTTGCCTCTTGTGAGTTTGTTCTAGTTCAGAGTTTGTCTTGCATCGCCTCATGCTTGCAGGGCCAGAAAAGTGTTTCTCTAATGCTTTTGAATTGGCAAATAGACGCAGACACTTAACGCATTCCATAGTCACCACCAGAATCGACAGATGAAATAGGCCAGCAGGCAGCAGACGATCTCAAGTTCTGTCATTTTCCTGCTGGATCTGTATCTGATGATACAGAGAACGAGAGTCTGCAATCAACTCTATACAGACCTCTCTGGCTTCATCGTATCGGTGGTGGATGAGTAAATCGTAGATCTGACTGGTTTTGTTTTTAATAGCTAAACAGCCTTCTGAATAATCGAGCATGAGTCCTCCCACAAAAGTTTATTGATACGGAATGATCTTCTCTGATTGGATGAGAACCCTGCAACACTGTTCTCGGTTCTGTTATCCATCAGCTTTATGAGCTTCTCTCGAAAAAATTGAGTATCGACATCCAGCCAGTGTAGATAGCTTTCAACACCATCCGACCACAGAAACCTGTGTGCTGTACGTGCTTCATCTGTCAGTTTGGTTTCTCTACCCACTTTGATCGGTGTGTGGCAAGCGTCATACACAGCGATACGGATGACAGCACCGAGAAGCTGTTGCTCTGGGATGAAGTGATCTGATGTTTCAGTCTGAAAAAAGTGGTTCGGCGCCATCAGGAATTGTTCCCCATCGTTCATCGAAATATGTGTAACCGGAATTTTCGTAGTGCTTTCGCCAGGCTACAGGCTTGCGTTCTTGCGCTAACCTTTCTTTTAGATCTTCAACAACTGGCCAGTCATACGCATTGCTGCCTTCAAGAGCATAAAGCGCCCATTGCATCAACTGTCGATCAGTCATGTGTTCTTCTCCCGCAACTGAACCGGCTGCTCCCCTATCTTGTTCTCGTCAATTCTGTGATCGCCGCACCAATCGTTGACAAACACAACCGGATAACCGTTCATGCTCGGCGCATGACGACGACACCGGCCAATGTGATAGACCGGATTCCCGTTCGGTTGCTTTGGGACAAACCAAATGCAGGTTTTGCAGCGCATACCTTCACTGCGGCCTTTCCATGGATCATCAATCATTTCTACTTTCCTAGTGCTTGTTTAACTACGGTAATCGCCTGATAGCGCAACTGTGTTTCTCCCCGTTCCAGCGCCTCCAGCGCCTGCTGCATCAGTTCTCTGTCAGTCATGTGTTCTTCTCCTTCAGCTTGGCTTCGATGTATCGCCATGTATCTTTCATATCCACGTACTCACCGTTAGCCCTGTCAGCGCCACCATAAGCGGAGCGAGAAGGATCAGACCAATAGTCCATTGCTTGATCTAGCTCCTCATCCGTCAGCCCTTGCCATTGGCGCGGTACGGTGTAGAGGGGCGTCATGTGGTCATAGAACTTGTCCCATGACAGCAGGTTTTCGCTTTCGCTGATCCACGCCACCGGCTCCTGCGCCTGCTCTATTGCAGCGCGGAGAGCGACCACTGCTTCTGCACGTTTGTTCAATGCGTGGCCCAACGCCGGACTCCATAATTCCAAAGCCTCCAGCGCCAACTTCATTGCGTCAATGCTCATCGCTTCCCCCAATGCTTGCTTAGCTGCGGCGATGGCTTGTCGGGCGGTTTCGTAAGCGTTAGATGTGGTCTTGGCGTCCACCGCTATTGCCTCCAGCGCCTCCACTGCCTGCCGTAGCGCGGTTTCCATCTCAAACATCCTGTCGTTCCACCACTCCTGACGTTTTCCGAATGCCTCATCAGCTTCGTGCAGCCGGCGCAGTTCGTCGGCGGCGCGTGAGTAGTCCTCCACAATTGCTTGCGAATGGACACCAGCGTTGTAGCGTTCGATCATGTCAGCCAAGCGCAAGGCTTCTGGTTGTTCGTTCATTTCTCTCCCCTTGCTCTGATTTCTTCAGCGCAGGCATCGGCGTAACCGCCTTCCCATGAATCTTCAATTGAGCGCTGGTCGCAGACCTTCGCGCATGCTTCTCGTTCAGCAGCAGCAACAAGTTTGGCAAACCTTTCTAGTCCAACGACGTTCATCTCGACAGTTTGCCCAGACCAGTTGCCGCACTCTTTAGCCATCCTGATGATGTCTTCTCGTGTCATTTCGCCCTCTGTATGTCGTAATAGCTTTTTGCTTGCAGGATCTTTGAGTAGTCGATGCCGTTCTTTTTCAGCTCCTTTTCTATGTCTGAACTGAGTTCTGTTTGCAGATATCGATGCAATACATCGAAAGTGTGATACGCAAGAATGATGTGCTCTTTATGCCAGTCCATTGTCATCTCCTGTGTTATTCCATCTTGCTCTATCTTTGTCTGCTTGTGTACTAGGGAAAACCCGCATCTTTTCTGATCCGCATTCAAGACACACCCAAACTTCTATCGCTGTATCTGGGTATTGATCGATGACAGCAGGGGTGACAGGCCACTGGTGAGCGTTATCCATACATCGGCAGGTCATAGCTTTTTCCTTTCTAGCATCGCTTTTAGATTGGCAAGAGCTATCTTGCCTTTGTCTGTTGGCTCGTGTTTCTGGCGAAGCGCAACAAACTCGCGTTGCTCTACCCGGTCAAAGTCTTTGCACATGCCGATAAACTCGGAAAGGTTTGGCGGCCACTCGCGCTTTTGATGCGGCAGCGTTTCCATCACCTTTCTGAGAACATCAGGCTTAACAGACTGCAAGAAGTTCTCCCAGGCTTCTTTCGCTGGCATGATCGCGTTATCGTCATGCTCGAACATGACCTTGAACTTCTGTGCACCGTACAGCGCAACAAATCGCTCAAAAACTCGGGCCGCTAAGGACATTTAGCTTCTCCTGATAGTCAGCATCAATAACGTCAACAAAGTCAGGCTGACGTCTGCCTAGCAACAAATCGAGCTTGCCATCCTTCTTTGGCTGTTGTGTATTAGTAGAAACCCGAGTGTTACGAACCCAGTTGCGCCATGTTGCAAACCAATCCGTCTTGACTCCCTTCTGCCCTGGCTGAGCTATCCAGTAATCGCGGAAACTATCGAAAACTTCACGAGGGTTCAGGTCTGGTCGCTTCTCGCGTGCGAACAGTGCCCACTCATCTGGCAACTGCTCGACGTTCAACAAAGTGCCTTTTCTTTTTTGACGGTTACTTGATGGTTCTCTTATGGTTAAGGGTGAACGTCGTTCGGGGGTGGGGTGAACGTCGTTCGGGGGTGGGGTGAATATTGTTCGGGGGTGAACGTCGTTCGGGGGTGAACCTGCTTCGGGGGTTATGACGTACAAAGTAGCCCGTCCAGTCCTCATCTGTCGGCTCAGATACCCGTGCTTTTCTAACCAACTGACAGACGATTGAACCGCACGGTCAGACAATGAACACTTGCGTTCAAGCAGGGATATGCTCGGAAAGCATTGGCCTTGGTCGTTTGCGTTATCACACAAGGCTAATAACACTAGCTTTTGTGTCGCAGGAATGTCTGCTTCAAATGCAGAGCACATGAGTTTAATGCTCATCTTCGTGCTCCAAATAAGTTTTCATTAACCTAATCAAGTCATCAGAAAAATCTTTGTTTTCCAAAAGATGACTCAGTTTTTCAATAAAAAACTCATTCGTATGAATTTCTAGAACATGAAACAAAACACCCATATTGAACGAAAAGTTATAGGTAAATTTTCTTGGATGTAATGATCCGATATACCTCCTGTTTTCTGAAGCTGCGGCTAACCCAGACATAAATTCTTGAATGTCTGCGCTTACATACGGCAGTAGGTTGTTAATCATTTCTTTTTGTGCATGGATTTCCTCATGGCAGTCACGGCACAAGCAAACAAAGTTGCTTAAGTCGTACTCCCATGGCGCATGATCGCGCTTGTAGTTCTTGTGATGCACGTTCAGCGTAGTTTCTTTATCGCCACAACGCTCGCAAGCAAAACGCGCCCGCTGCATCGTTTCTAGACGCGCTCGTTGCCATCGTGGGTCACGCAGCATTTCAGAGTAGCTGCCCTCTGCTTTTCGTTTACGCAAGACAATCCCCAGTGGTGGACGACCCCAGTGTGAGAATTACCGGGGGCTGCCCACCGTTGCAGTGAACTTACGGCATCTGAGGCCGTCCCCGCTGGAGACTGCTTGCGATGCCCCTTTTGCGCTTCTCACGGCGCAACAACAGTCTACAACACGACACTACATGATTCAACTAGCCTTGTGTATTAGGGTTTACACCTATTTGCGGGAAAAACGACTCTATAACGACCTTTTCCCCGCACTACTTGAAAAAAGCATCCATCGTGATAGGTGCAACCCCTCGTAAAACCTGTAACACCTGCTC